GCAGTTACATTGACTACCGCGGCTCAAGCAGCTATTACTTCAGTTGGTACATTGACTTCATTAGCAGTCACTGGTGCAGTTACTTCAGGCGCTTATCTAATTACAGGTGTAGCAACCGCATTGGCAGCAGCAGGTACAACTCAGGCAACTGCACTATTATTAGCTAAGGAAATCAACGTTGTTTCAACCGTAGCAGCTAGCTCCGGCGTTGTGTTCCCAACCCCAACTGCTGGCACACGCATTGTAGTTATCAATACTTCTGCGACTGCACTAAACGTGTATCCGGCAGTCGGCGGTACAGTCAATGTGTTAGCAGCTAACGCAGCGTTTGTAGTACCAGCAGCAGGCAAACTTGAGTTTGTTGCTGTTAGTGCGACACAATGGTATACATTGAATGCTACTTTTGCTTAATAAGTAGTTGGTAAATCACACTATAGCGATATAGCGTACATAAAGTTATACACCGGAAACGGTGTATAACCATTTGTAGCCAGGTAGCCTGTGATAAGTAAGAGTATGAAGAAAATTCTTATCATGGGTTTACCAGGTTCGGGAAAAACTACGTTAGCACGACACATTGTTGATAAGTTGCGGGATTCGGGTAAAACAGTCACTTGGCTCAATGCAGACGATATTAGAGCACGTTTCAATGACTGGGACTTCAGCACCGAAGGAAGAATACGACAAAGTAAGCGAATGTGCGAACTTGCGGATAAAAGCAATAGTGATTATGCTCTGTGTGACTTTGTTGCCCCTCTTGTAGAAATGAGAGACAACTTTAGTGCTGATTGCACTATTTGGGTAGATACTATCACTGAGGGTAGATTTGCTGATACAAATAAAGCATTTGTACCTCCTGCAAACTATAATTTCCGTGTAACTGAACAAGATGCTGAGAAATGGTCAGTATTGATTATCTCGGGGATTTTGTGATAGATGGTCTTCCTACGATAAGTATTAGTTAAATGATTAATGTATTTCAATTAAACTACGAAACCAGACTTAAAAGCTGGTACAATTTACGGTGTGACTTATCAGATAAAGATACCCAAACTAAGTGTATCGCAGTAGATAACTGGTGGCAACATGCCCCGCTAGTTAATCATTATTTGCACCCCGCAGACACTAGATCATGGCCCGGTCCATGGGAACTTTTGGTAGAAAACAACTACTGTAATCTAGCCAGAGGGCTCGGAATGTACTATACACTTGCATTATTGGGTGTAGAGTCTATTGACTTTCTTCTAGGAAAAGACGATAATGATGAAGAAGTGGCATTAGTCGTGGCAGACCGCGCAAAATATGTGATGAATTACTGGCCCGATTCGGTAATAAGTACTTCTCTCAAAGACTTTAAAATTAGTAACAAAATAGACTTGACGCAGGTAATCAAAAAAATAATATGAAAATAAACGTTGTTAAACGTAGCGGTGTATCAGCACCTCTAACTATTGAAAAATGGCAAACACAGATTGCAAAAGTTTGCACAGGTATAGCTGATGTTAGTCAGAGCATGATTGAGATCAAGGCTCAGCCCCACTTTTATGACGGCATTACAACACGTGAAATCGATGGAATAACCCTTCGTGCTATTGTTGACTTGATTGACGTAGAATCTCATCCCGACATTGGCCACACAAACTATCAATATGTAGCAGGTCGGCACCGCCTGTCTATGCTGCGTAAAGATGTATACGGTAGCTATGATGTTCCTCGTTTATATAACATAGTGAAAAAGAATATTTCAATCGGTTTATATACACCTGAACTACTAGACTGGTATACAGAAGCAGACTGGGATAAAATGGATAGTATGCTTGACCATTCTAAGGATGAACAGTACGGCTTCGCCGCCATTGAACAGTTGATCGAAAAGTATCTTGTACGCAATCGTGCAACTAAACAAACATATGAAACTCCACAAATTCGCTACATGGTTGCAGCAGCCACTGTCTTTCATAAAGAAGAACCTAATGCTGCTCGAATGCGCTTTATCAAAGAATACTATAATTGCGCAAGTGATGGCCTCTTTACCCTTGCCACTCCGGTACTTGCTGGGCTTGGTACTCCTACTAAACAGTTTAGTAGTTGTGTTCTTATTAAGTCCGACGATAATTTGGATAGCATATTCGCATCTGGTGAGATGATGGCTAAGTATGCTAGCAAACGTGCTGGCATTGGCCTTGAGATCGGTCGCTTGCGCCCACTAGGCGCTCCCATCCGCGGCGGCGAGATTATGCACACAGGTATGATTCCATTCCTGAAGAAATGGTTCGGTGATTTACGTTCATGTTCCCAAGGAGGAATTCGTAATGCTAGTGCTACTGTGTTTTATCCTATTTGGCATTATCAGTTTGATGATCTTATTGTGCTTAAAAATAATCAAGGTACAGAAGAAACCCGAGTCAGACATATGGACTATGGAGTGGTACTATCTGCCTTCTTCTGGAGACGGTTCAAGAACAAAGAACAAATAACCTTCTTTGATCCTAACGAAGTTCCTGACTTGTATGAAGCATTTTATTCCAACACAGAATTGTTTGAAGAACTATATGTCAAATACGAAAAGCGCACTGACCTTCGCAAGAAGACAATGAGTGCTGAAGAAGTATTCAAATCAGGTATACTGAAAGAGCGTACTGATACAGGTCGTATCTATCTTGTGTTCATTGACAACGTAATGAAGCAAGGTCCATTTGATCCTGAATACCATACCATTTACCAGAGTAATCTTTGCCTGGAGATTTTGTTGCCAACTGTTGCAATGGGTACTACAAAGAAGAAGTTTATTAAGGTTAAAAAAGAAGTAGCAAGTGACTTTTTACTAAACAAACCAGAGCAATTTGTTAAACTCAAGAAACTAAAATAGTTAAATGTGCCTAAAGTACAGAGTAATGATAAATGTACAGGAGGCACATATGAACTACTCGGGTTTTATATATGAATGGACAAACAAGTTAGATGGTATGAAGTACATAGGATCACATAAAGGTACTATAGGCGATGGATATACAGGAAGTGGAAAACGATTTGAAAATGCCAGAAACAAATATGGCATTGAAAATTTTGAAAGAACAATATTAGAATATGTTGAAAAAGAGGAAAATATTTTGTTAAAAGAACAACATTACTTAGATACATTCGGCTGTGCTAAAAGCCCATTGTACTACAATATCTCTCCCACTGCAGGTGGCGGAGATTGCGGTAATGGTCCCAAAATATCTGCTACTAAGAAAAGAAGATTTGCTTCTGGAGATTTAATAACTCACAACAAAGGCAAGGCAATGAAAGATGAACAAAAACTTAAATTAGCAGACGAGTGGGAAGTTATTACACCGGTCAGCGAAGTTTTAACTATCACTAATATGCTTGAATTTTGTCGCCAACATAAACTAAACGCCAGTGCTATGAGTGCGGTTGCTCGCGGAAGAAAGAGCATGTACAAAGGTTATAAATGTAAAAAGTTAAGCAACAAGCGTGGTGTAGTATATGAACCTGTTGAATATGTTTTTATGACCAAAGAAGAAAGAAGCCAACAACTAAAAGAGTTAGCAATCAAGGGCGGCCACCATCATGAAGCAGTAAAAATTGAGTATGATGGTATTGTATATGACAGTATTGCAGAAGCAAAAGCCGCAACAGGTAAAAGTTATTACCTAATCACAAAATACGGAAAGAGAATATGAACGAACGAATTAAAGAACTTGCTCTCGAGGCTAAACTTAGGCCAGCACTATTGTTATATTACTATCGTACTATCCATGGCCTAACCGACACCGAACAAGAAGAATTAGAGCAAATAGAAAAGTTCGCCGAGTTGATTGTTAAAGAATGTGCCGAACAATCTATGTCAATTGGTCGTTACAATACACCGAGTAATATTACTCCAGATTTGTCTATTGCTATTGCTGTAGGATTAAAGAAACATTTCGGAGTTGAAGAATGAACAAATTATATGAAGAAATAGAATGTCTACCGGAAGAACTGGATGATGAATATGAATATTATGAGGTGGATGAAGATGCCGCAAGGATTAGTTTATGTACCCTTGGCTCAATCAACTGGGGAGCTTTCCGTAATCCAGAAGACATGCGCCGTGCTTGTCGTATTCTACAGCGTAGTTTATGCAACATCTTGGACTATCAAGACTTCCTAAGCATTCAGAGCAAACTAAGCAATGATGAGATCCAACCATTAGGTGTTGGCATTACTAACTTGGCTTACTGGCATGCTAAACGTAGTTTGAAGTACGGTGAGAAAGATGCACTAGCAGAAGTTAAGAGTTGGATGGAACATCAAGCATTCTACCTAACCGAAGCAACTGTAGAACTTGCTAAGGAACGCGGCCCTTGTGTAGATTCAGCTAAGACACGTTATGGCCAGGGCATATTCCCCTGGGAATTACGTGCCAATGGTGTTAACGAGCTTGCTGACTTTACACCCGACGAGTCGCTTGATTGGGAATCGCTACGTGGTAATATGAAGCAGTACGGTGTTCGCAATGCGACTCTAATGGCAATTGCACCAGTCGAGTCTAGTAGTGTTGTTATTAACAGTACTAACGGAATTGAAATGCCTATGAGCCTAATTTCCGTTAAGGAAAGTAAAGCTGGTTCATTAACTCAAGTTGTACCCGAATATCATAAATTGAAAAGCAAGTATCAGATGATGTGGGAACAGAAAGATTGCGATGGCTACTTGAAGACGGCTGCTGTATTGGCCGCGTATGTTGATCAAAGTATTTCCACTAATACGTTTTACAATCCTGCACACTTTGCTGATCGTAAAGTACCTACTACATTAATTGCCAAGAACCTAATGCAAGCCCATCAATGGGGACTAAAGACATTCTACTACAGTCTAATCAATAAGCAAGGTAGTAAAGCAGCCGACGACGTAGCCGCTCCTTTAGAAGTAATCGACTTCGATGACGAAGAAGGTTGCGAATCCTGTAAACTCTAATCTTAAAATATGTCAATCGAACAATATAACCTAAACACTAAGACCGACTATCTCAATCGTAAGATGTTTCTTGACCCGGCTGGTCCAGTCACCATCCAACGCTTTGAGGAAGTCAAATACAAAAAGATCGCCGACTTTGAAGAGACTGCTCGTGGATTCTTTTGGCAACCAGAGGAGATTAGTCTGACTAAAGATGCCGGTGACTTTAAAGATGCTAGTGATGCAGTCAAGCATATCTTTACTAGTAATCTACTACGACAAACTGCGTTAGATAGTTTACAAGGTCGTGCACCTAGTCAGGT